CACGGCTGAGCAATTCTGGTACCTGCAAAGCCGCAATCGTAGCGGCTGCGGCGTGCGACCCTGGACGATGGGCACCTGCAACCCTGACCCTGACTCCTGGGTGGCCGCACTTATCTCGTGGTGGATCGACCAAGAGACGGGCTACCCGATTCCCGAACGCGGCGGCGTGCTTCGCTACTTCACGCGCTTGTCGAACGAGATGTTCTGGGGCGACACACGCGACGAGGTGCGGGCCGCGCTGCCACCGGGGACCACTATTCGAGATGTGGACATCCAAAGCCTAACTTTCATCCCCGGCAAGCTCGAAGAGAACGTCATCCTAGAGCGCGCCGACCCAGCCTATCGCGGGAAGCTCATGGCGATGACCCGCGTGAACCGTGCGCGGCTCCTCGATGGCAACTGGAAGATCCGAGCGGACGCCGGCAGTTACTTCCGCCGCAGCGACTGCCGCATCATCGACGCCGTCCCGAATGACGTCGTGATGTGGACGCGCCGCTGGGACTTGGCCGCTACCGAGCCATGCGAGGCGAGCCCCGATCCTGACTTCACGTGGGGGCTCAAGTTGGGCCGATACAAGAGCGGCCGATTCGTCGTAGCCCACTGTGAGATAGCTCGCAAGCGCGCGAATGACGTGCGAGCGCTTGTGAGACGCTCGGCTGAGAACGATGGCGTAGGTTGTTCGGTCGGCGTTCCACAAGACCCAGCGCAGGCCGGCAAGGACCAGGCTGAGAGCTACATTCTTGAGCTGGCCGGCTTCGACGTTTACGCAGACCATGAGACCGGCGACAAGGAAACGCGCGCCGAGCCGGTAGCGGCACAGTGGCAGCACGGCAATATCGACGTTGTTCGCGGCCCATGGAACGACGCTTTTTTCGGGCAACTTGAATCCTTCCCGGCCAAGGGCACGCATGATGATGCCGTCGATGCGCTGTCTGGGGCGTTCAAACACTGCCTCGAAGATGACGACCCGTTCAGGTACTACGGCGGCGCCGGGTAGGCCCGCAGAAAAGGATCCGCGATGACGAAACGAAAGAGCGGCAGAGGTAGGACGGCCAAGAAGACCGAAGCAGCGGCGCCGGACGACTTCGGCCCGTTCCCCGACCGCAAGGCATTCGACGCCGTCGCGAACTGGATGACGGGCCAAGGCGGGGTAAACGACCCTGCGAGCGCAACGAGGTTCTTGTACGCCGCCACGGAGAGCTGGCAGGAGATTCGAAACATGGTCCGCGCCCAGTGGCTCGCGCGCAAGGTGGTGTGGAAGAAGCCGCAGGACATGCTGCGCCCCGGGTATGATCTTGTGTGGGAGGGTCTTGGAGAGAAGGAGAAGGGCAAGAAGAATACCGACGGAGACCGCGTGCGCTCGGCACTGATGCGAAAGTGGGCGGCGAACGCCATGCTGGTCAAGGTGATGGCGATGGGCCGGGAGTTCGGGGGGGCGGTACTCGTGCCGATCATCAAGGGCCAGCTTTTGAAAGAGCCATTGCCCGTGAAAAACGGGCAGGTGGACTACTCCTCGATCACGAAGGGAAGTCTTCAAAGAATCTTCGTTTTCGACCGCTGGCGCGCGACCCACAACGGCCAGATTGACAACGATATGAACAGCCCGAACTGTGGCAATCCGATGTCCCACATGCTGACTGGGGTAGCGGGTGGGCTTGCGGGCCAGGAGGTGCATTGGACCCGGGTACTGCGCTTTGGAGGAGATGAGGTCGACGAGTACACACGAATCAGCAACGCCTACTGGGACGACAGCGTTCTGCAGGTAGTGATCGAACCGATCAAGCAGTACAGTATGCTCACGTCCGCCATCACGTCACTGGTGCCAAAGGCTCGGCAAGAAATCATCTATGCCGAGAAGGCTGCCGCGATGGCGGCGACAGCATCGGGGCAGCAGCAGATGGCTGCGCGCTATGCTGCGGCTCACCGGCTCGCGAGCCTGTGGAATGTTCTCGTGCTCGACATGAAGACCGAGAAGTCGGAGCAGCGCACGTTCAACTTCGGGGGGCTGGACAAGATTTGGGAGAAGGCCATGAAGGAGATTGCAGGCGCGTTTGGCTATCCCGTGAGTGTGTTGTTCGGCGATGAACCCGCGGGGCTGAACGCAACTGGAGATGCGAGTCTGCGCAACTACTACGACAACCTAGCGGCCGAGCGGGACAACACGTTCAAGGCGAAGCACCTCACGCTGCTGGAGTGGATTGTGCGCGACGAGCTGGGGAGCGTGCCCGACGGGTTTGACGTGGTCTATCGGCCGTTCTGGGAACCGACCGCCATGGAGAAGGCGACGATCAACAAGACACGGGCCGAGGCTGACCACATCCGCATAGACGACCAGGTCATCACGCCGGGGCTCGCCGCGCGCGAGACGAAGGAAGATAGCCTCTATCGGAGCATGACCCAAGAGGATGTTGACAACGCCGCCCTGAAGGTGCCTGAGCCAGAAGAGGGGCAGCCGGTTGAGGAAGGATTGCCCGGGAGTGAGAAAGGCTCCGCGATGCTCGCCCTCACGCCGACCATGCAAGGGGCAATCGTGACGGTCAACCAAGCGCTGGCGCAGCTCGGATTGCCTGAGTGGCCGGACGGGGATGGCGTTCTCACGATTGCGGAATTCCAAGCCAAGCATGCGGCCGTGATCGCGAAGGCCGTGAATGCGGAGGCGGGGTCGACGGGCGAGAAGCCTGTCGTTGCACCGCCGACGGCTGGCGCGCCGCCGAAGCCCCCTGTGCTCGGAAGAAAGCAGTAGCGATGAAAATCTTCTCCTGCTACACGCGCACCCACCAGCGCTTCTTGGACCAGCACTTCAAACCGTCCATCCCCAAGGGGATGCGCCTAGTGCTGAAGCGCTTCCCGCAGGTCACGGCCAGCGGCAGCTTTGCCGAGGAGGGGGCCGCGAAGACGTTCGCCAAGAAGGTTGAGCTTGTCATCGAGGCGTGCCGGACTGAGTGTGTGCCGTTCGTCTACTCTGACTGCGACGTGCGGTTCTACGGGCCAATTGAGCAAGACCTGTTGGCGCAGCTCGGGGACAACGACATCGCGTTTCAGGACGACGGCGAGGGTGGAGCCTGCGCGGGGTTTTTCATCGTAAAGCCGTCGCCAACCATGCATCAGTTATTCCGCGATGTGCTCGCGCGTGCGCGTGGAGTGCGGTCTGATCAAGAGGCCATGAACGAAATCCTTGAGCACAGCGGGATCAGATGGACGATGTTGTCCAGGCGATACTACTCGGTAGGGCAGGAGGGGCACCACTGGACGCCGGGCATGGAGGTGCACCCACCGCGGGACATTCTGGTCCACCACGCGAACTGGACGGTAGGGGTGGAGAACAAGCTGGCGCTGCTGCGGTTGGTGCGGAAGGCGCCCAAGGCGCGGAAGGGAGAGGCGCCGACAACGCTTGCGCCGCACATGATCGAGCGCCATCCACTGGGGGCGACGGGCGCGGCGATTCAGCTCCTTGAGCAGGAGCGCCAGAAGCAGAAGGCGTCGCACGGTGGCCTTCCGCTGGCTCTGGTGTTGCAGTTTTGGAAGGGGGACAAGAAAGAGGCGCTCGGGCTCGCGCGGCTCTTGGCAGACATTGAGCCCGCGTGGCGGGATGACGTCGTTTTGGTGTTTTCTCGGCAGAGTAACTGCCCGATGGATAGAGATGTCATGGAGACCCAGCAATACTGCGGGGAGAAGTTCCCCGTGAGCGAGTTCGAGGCTCCCGTCCCCGAAAATATCAAGTATCCGTATGCGGCCTATTTGCAATGGTCGAGCACGGTAGAGTGGTTGTCGAAGGCGTACCACTCTGGGCAGCTTCCATGCGGGGATGTCTTCATGTTTGAGTCTGACGGCGCTCCGATGTCGAGCAACTGGATTAACCGAATCAAACAGGCGCATGAGCTGACGCTTTCGCGCGAGAAGTGGGTGACGGGGCCGTATGTTTCCTCGAACCCTCCACACGTAAACGGGTCTTTTGTGATGAACTTGGCGTTCTGGGAGAACAACCCGAGCCTTCACAAGTGCCCGCCAGACAAGACATGGGACATCTTCCACGCTCGCGTACTGTCGGCCGCAGCGTCTCCGTCGACCGTCATCGCGAGCTACTACGGCATGCAGAACATGAGCGCCTCGGTGTGGTGGTCGTTCTCCACCATTACGGCGTGGTTGACGTCGGTGAAAGATGGTCTTCATCAGTATTGGGCGCGCAAGAACTTGGTGAGGTGAACGATGCTGGCTAACCTGAGAGCTGCGATCTTCTGTGTCTCCTGGCCGGGGGACTATCGGTGGTTGAAGTACATGCTGCGCTCGGTTGCTCGTTACGTGACTGGGGCGATTGACGTTGTCGTGGTGCTTGAAGAGGACGACGCGCTTCCGGTCGAAGCGTTGGCTGAGCTTCCGTCCGCGCACGTGTGTCGCTGCCAGCGGTATCGAGGCACGGACTACGGGGGGCGCGGCGGGCAGCAAATTGAGAAGTACCGGGCGTTTTCTTACACGGACGCCGACCGTGTTGTGTTCGTGGATAGTGACACCGTCTTCTGCCGGCCGACGAACCTGCAGACCGACCCCGCGATCAACCTGCAGCGCCCGCTTGTGCTCCACGTGCCGTGGGATGAGATCCAGCCGGTGTGGTTCACGCGCGACAACGGCGAACGGTTCAGTGGAGACCCGAAGATGTGGCGCCAGCCTACCGAAGAGGTGCTGGGCTTCGCGTCGCCGTCGGCCACGATGGTCAGGCCACCGTTCTGCTTCCCGGGGTGGTTTCTGCGCGAGTTGTGGGAGCACGTCGGGGGCGAGGCGCGACTGCGCGGGTGGCAGCACCCGGTGGAGTTCGATTCCATGGGTACGTTCGCGATGGTGCGGCACCTAGACGCGTTCACGGTCGTGCATGCGAACAGCCCGGAGGCGCCTGCTGCGTGCGTGCGGCAGTTCTGGGGAGGGCAGGACCCAGAAGGGCCGGAGATTTCCAAAGAGCTAGAAAGGCTGGGGCTGCGGTGAAGATCATCGTGTGCGGCGCGGGTGGCTTCATCGGCCAGCACGTCGTCGCGAAGTTGCGCGCGGCTGGGCACGACGTCCAGCCGTCGAGCTTCATGCACAATATGGATCCGATGAGAGGCGGGATACAAAAAGGAGTGGATTGTGTAATTCACTTGGCCGGAACACTCAAACCAGCGGAGGCTAACGAGGAGATAGTCTATGACGTGGAAAGCAACGTACACGGTAGCCTTCTCTTGCTGCGGTCGTGTGTGGATGCAGGTGTAAAGTCCTTGGTGTTCGCCAGCTCGGGCGGGACCGTCTACGGGTCGCCCGCGTCGCTTCCCGTGCCCGAGTGGCACCCGACGCTTCCCCTGTGCGCTTATGGCGTCTCAAAACTCATGGTCGAGCACTACTGCCGCCTGTTCTCGCAACTGCACGGTCTGAGCACGACGTGCTTGCGGCTGGCGAACGTCTACGGGCCGGGCCAGCAGGATGAGAACCAGGGGGCGGTGTCGGTATTCATGCGCCGCGCGCGCGACGGGCAGCCCATTACGATCTGGGGCGACGGCTCCGTGGTGCGTGACTACGTCTACGTGGACGACGTCTCGGAGGCGTTCAGGCTGGCGGTCGAGAAGCCGAAGCCGGGACACAGGGTGCTGAATATCGGGAGCGAGGTGGGCACGTCGCTGCTTCAACTTCTGCAGGTGGTAGAGCGCGTGACCGGCATCAAGCCCGCGGTCAACTTCTGCGAGCCCCGCGGCTGGGACGTGCCGGCGAACTACCTTGATTCGTCGCTGGCCGAAACGGTGCTCGGCTGGATCCCAATGACGACGCTTGACGGGGGAGTGCGGAAGACGTGGGGTAGCTTAGTAGGCGAGAAGCTGTGCGGGGTGCTGGACGCAGCGTTTTTAGGCTTCGCAACACGGGCCGGCTGATGACTGAAACCGTCTATTGCTACTATGTTCCGGTACTTCCCAACCAGGAAGAAGAGATAGCGGTATGGAAAGCATCCTGGGAGCGCTACGGCTGGCGCACCGAAGTGCTGAACCATTCCGCAGTTGAAGAATACCCGGGACTCGCCGACTTGGAGCGCCGGTTCAGTCTGTTGCCCACGGTGAACCCCAAGGCGTTCGAGATGGCGTGCTACCTGCGCTGGCTTGCGCTCGCGATGGTGGGCGGCGGGCTTCTGACTGACTACGACTGCCTCAACATGGGTTTCACTCCCGAGGAGTACGCGGCGGGGGTCGTGGGCAAGAGCCTGATCAGTTTCGGCAGCAACGTGCGGGACACCGTCTTTGCCGACCGGGGCGCGGCGACCATCATGGCGATGGCGGCCGACGAAATTCTCATGGGGCCCGCCTCGTCGCTGGGGCCTATTGACGCCCAAATGGGCTGGCAAGGCAAAGTCTTCTCAGCCCACGCCCTCCTCGAGGGTTTCTCCAAGATAAAGCAGGAAGTCGTGGAAACCGGCCAACTCAACAAGGCATACATCCCTATCCTGCAGGGCATCTCGCCTGGAGAGCTTCAGAGCGCCCAGAATGCCCTCGACTTCGCAAAGACATTGGTGAAGCAGTGGCTCGCGAAGTACAAGTTCAAGAACTGGGACGTCCACGCGAGTACCGGAGCGAAGGTGACCGATGCAGACAGGGAAAGCCGCGCCGACGAAATCGCCGGCCGGTTGTGCAATCACGGAGAATGGCTAACCCATGCGCGGTCGCTGAAGATCGACGACCTCGAAGGGATGAGGCTCAGAATTACAGACTTCAGCAAGGATGCGAACCTCGCGGAGCCCATTCGCCGGTACCACACTCTCTTGCAGATGGCGTTTAGCGGAACGAACATCTACAAGGTTTTTGAAACGCCCGAGTCGCAAGTGTATCGCTACCTTGGCCCCGCGGTCCCGCCACCGCAGCAGGCCAAGTTGGGCCATGTACCCATCATCTTGGACGCGACCTGTCCGCGGTGTACGAACCCTCTTCGAGTCCAGGCAAACTTGGGACAAAGGCGACCGCTTCAGGCGGGATGCTTGCCGTTCCCCGCCAACAACAAGCTCAAGTGCCCCGCCTGCTCAGCCGAGATCGATCTTGGGGACACACGGCGTCAGATAGAACTCCAGACCAAGAAGAAGATCGTGGTATAGAGAAGGTAGAAGCAATGGCAACTCTCCACTTTGAAATCGTTTTTGAGAAGCTCGCAGAGGCTACGAGCGCTGACGGGGACGGCGCCACCAGCGAGGACTACCGAGGGATCCTGAGCGAAGTCGACGAGGTGGCGGAACTCAAGAGACTTGCCCTCGACATGGCCGATCCAGGCGAGCAGTCGTACACGACAACCTGACCGGGCCTGCCGCGTATCCGCAGCTCGAGCGCCTCGCGGGCTTCCTGGATCGGGGTCATGACTTCGGCCTCTTGCGGGGGGTCTGCTCGGTGAGATCGAGTTGGTTGTCGGCGGCGGCGATCTTTTTGCGGGCTGCCTTCTTGGCTGGGCTTGTGGCTGCTTTGCCGGCACCTTGGAGTTGCTCCTGTTCGGCGCGGGTGGCGTTTAGGGCGAAGAGGCGGTCGATGATTTCGTCTTCGAAGGATTCTTGGGCGGCGCGGGCGGCGGGGGTGGTGGGGGTCTGGTAGGCGGGGACGGGGATGTCGGGCCAGGCGTAGGCGGCGAGGACTGCGCGGTCGAGGTCTTCGTGGAGGCGGCGGAGGGCGAGGATCTCGGGGTTGTCGCAGGCGGGGTCTTTGAGCTGGTTGTAGGTGGTCGTCAGGCCCTGGTTGCGCTCGACCATCAGGCGGGCGCGGGTTTCGTAGAGGCGGGCGCCGATGGCTTCCAGATCGCCGGTGGGCGCCAGGGCCTCGGCGGCGGGGAATGGGAAGGTGTCGAAGCAGTCGGAGGCGCTGTAGCGGAGATCGGTTCGCATCGACGACGAGAGCAATCGCGCCCAGGGTTCGTGAACGCGGGATTGGAGGACAGCGAATCGGGCGTGGTCTTCCAGAGCAAAAACGAAGATCTGTTCACTGAAAACGCGGCCGGTGGGTTGGAATGAAAAGCAGAGGTGCTTTGTCACGCGGGACGTGACCAGACAGCGCTTCTTCCCCTCCAAAGCCGCCGAAAGGGCTGGCCGCTTGTCGCCGTAGTGCCACCAGTATTTGCGATGGGCGTCGCGTTTGACCTTGTCTCGCTCTGGCTTCACTTTCTCCCGCACGATCTCAATGAGATCCGGCCACTTCTCGGCCTCGTCGAGGGACATCTCGCCGAAATTGATCACGTAGCGGTCGAAGGTCTGAGTGGGACTGGTGTTCACTTCCTCGCCACCGAGATAGGGGAAGATGCGTTCAGCGTTGCGGGAATGGGCCTTCACCAAGCTATCGTGCTGTTCCGGGGTGAGCGTGAAACCAAGGCCGACCAAGATGCTTCCCTGATAGCTCAGGCCTCCGTTCTCACTCAGAATGTGTGGGTCCGGTCGCTCGGGCTTGGGGCGCAGACGCGAGTTGATCGCAGCCACGTCGTTGCCATCGAGCCGCTGGCGCAGGTTTGGTAGCTGCGCGAGATGCCCCTTTGCCATGTGAACCACCGACACTGCGACGGTTGCCTCGCCAGGCCACGGCATGCTGCGAACGGCGTCGAAGATCGCAGTGCCATTGTTCACGAGGTATTGGAGGCTCGTGTTGCGCGTGTCGCCCTGGGCGATGGTGTTGGTGGCGATCAGGCCGATGGTGCCGTGCTGGCCGAGGAGGAAGTCGGCGCGGCGGAAGAAGTGCGCACAGAGATCGGCGTTCTTGCTCGCAGAGTGTGTGAACTCCAGCCATTGCGAGTACGAGTCGCCGAAACTTCCCGAGATCATTCGGCCACCCAGGAACGGCGGATTCCCGACAAATGCATCCATCCACGCGGCGCGGTTCACGCGATCCTTGTCCAGGGGATCACGCCGCTCGCCGTAGAAGACCTCGGGGAACTCGGTCATCCAGTGGAAGGGCGGGATGGCCTTGCGGCCCTCGCCGTCGCGGCGAAGCTCGTCGCACAGATCGCGCAGCTCGGCGGGAACCGGGCCGCCGTCGCGCAGCCAGGCGCTGACAAGATCCAGACGGCGGTTGCGTTCGGCCTGCCTGGCCTTGTCGCTGTCGGCAGCGAAGAACGCGCCCACGATCAGATCCGCGATCACGCGCACGCGGTCGAGGGCGTCCTCGGCGTCCCACAACAGGCGCTCTTTCTCTTTGGTGACCGCGCTGCCGTGCTCGCGCGCCAGTTCCAGGATGCGCAGGCGCAGGGCCAGGGCCTCGTCAACGGCGGTCTCGATCTCCTTGCCCACCAGCTCAAGCTGGCTTTCGGGCTTCCAGTGGAAGGCGCGGATCTGGTCCAGTGACAGCCCGACCAGCGAATCGCCGTGGCGAAGGGCGTGGTCCACGAAGGTGAAGGGCTCTTCCTTGGCCAGGGTGACCAGCCACAGGGACAGCTTGGCCAGGCTGACGGCTCGCTGAAAGTCTCTCCCCCGTATCGGTAGATGGTGTATTCAGCATGATGTTCTATTGATGCGGAGAAGTCCTTGGGGAGCCTCTTGTTGAATGGAATGGACCCGTCCAAGGCGGTGAGAGCTAGGTTTTTAACTCTTTCGCCTCTTGCGAGAATTCGTGCTCTGTCGTCCATTAGCCTCCCGCCCGAGCGATGAGCGCGCTGGCCGCTTCTAGTTCCTCAGTGTCAGAGAACCCCTCATTGCTAAGATCATCGTGGAGTTGCTCAACCATTATTTTGAGCGCCTCCAGCAGTTCTGCGTATCCTGGTCGTTCGGGTATCTCTGGCACCCGCCCGTATTCGCAGGTGCAGTATCTCTTTGTGCAACGGCAGTATTTGCAGAGCGTTTCCAGGTTCGTTGGCGGAGTTGGAGGGGGCGGAGGCCGTTGATTATCTGGCGGCGGGTTGGGTAGTTTTTGAGTCATGGCGTCTTCCCCGCCGCGTCCCGCTCCGCAAGCTTCTTCTCCAGCAAGGCGCACGTCCCCGCCTGAATTGTGAGCCCTCCGGCTGCGCGTTCAAGTGCATGCCGGCTCATCCCGAGATGACGGGCGGCCTGGCAGATTCCTTGCGCGTCCATGATGGAGGTGATCCGCGCTTGGTTCTCGGGTGAGAGACGGTGGGTGTTCTTGCGTTTCATACTATCGTGTCCTTTCGTTGTGGTTCCCTTGATGTGCTTGCCTTGCTCAACTCTGCTAGGCCGAGCCTTGCCGCGCCTTGCTCATCCGCGCCTCGCTCGTCCTCGCCTGCCTGGCTTAACTACGCCTGACCATGCCTTGATCCGCCGAGCCATGCCGTGCCTGCCTTAGCCAGCCTTTCTCACTTTGTCTATGGCCACGAACACCATAGAAAGCTCGCTCAGATCTGCATACTTGCGCCGGAACGCTGCCAATTCAAGCAACGCGTTTTGTAGCAATTCAGCCCGAAGGTCTGGCTCCCTCATGGCGTATTCGGTGGATGTGTAGTTGAACCGGCGCCCTCCTCCATCTGGCTTCTGTACCGCTGCCATGAACGAATACTCTACGTTCTGTGGCTTCTTGTCCCGCATGACCGTGATCGAAACCTTGATGCCGTTCATCAGGTTGCGGGCCTGCAAGAGTCGGTGTTGCTTCGCCGCTGCGGTATCGTCCCATTCGAACTCTGAATGCAACGGGCTCGTGGGAGCCTCTGCCGAGTCAAGCACGTCGGCGGCGTCTAGCCGCTGATTGTGATCATCGAGAAGCCGCTGCATTTCTAGCGCCGCCGTCTCGGCATCAATCTTGTGCTGAGAACCAGGGCGCCAGTAGTAGGTCCGTTGCTGTTCCTGTCGTTCTTTCGGTTTGCTCATCGGTGTTATCCTTTCTTGATTCCCTTGCTTGCTTTGCTCTTGCTGCTCCATGCCATGCAGCGCCTTGCCTCGCCTTACATCACTGCGCCTCGCAGCGCCGTGCCTTACCTCACCCGCCCCGCCTTGCTCATCCGCGCCGCGCCCCGCCGCTCATCGCCTCGCGTTGCCGCTCCAGCCCAGCATTTCCTGGCGCAGAACCGCCTACGCGGCTGTTTCCTTTGTCTTGAGATTCTTGATTGTGAACGTGCCCCACCCGCACCCTGCGCTCTGCGATGAGAATGGGCGCCCGGCGCCAACTCCAACACTTATTCCTGCCCGCAGAATCAGGTTCGCCACCGTGGTCTCGCTGAACATGTCGGCGTCGTACTGGATCCGAAGATTGCACTCCCACCCTGTCGCGAAGCGAGCGCGGGCGCGCACGTCCGTAGAGCCATTGGAGTTCTTGACCACGGAATCGAAACGCTCTGGCTTGCCCTTCGTGATCTTGACCAGGGGCTTCTCGCGCCGGTCGATGCCATCGGCCAGAACGAAGAAGCACTGCTTGGCTTTCGTCATCTCCACGCCGCAGGTCGAGCACGCCCGGATCATGGCAGAGCGCAGGGCCGCAGCGGGGATACCAACCCAGCCGTGGTCAACGTCGGTGTGCATGGACCCTTTGTAATCGCCATCGAAGTCCTTCGGCGGTCTCTTTGCCTTGCTGGGCTTGTCCGGCTTCGGTCCTTCCATGCCGCCCTTGAGCCCAGCTTCTCCCCCTGGCGTGAGGTCGTTGCACACATATGGGGCAGTGCCAACGATAGTGATCGGCAGCTCCTTGTAGTTCGGGGCCTTGATCACTATCTCGGACAGTTCCGTCTTCTTGCCGAATGCCATGTAGGTCTCCTTGTCAATGCGACTCGTGAGTGAGCACGCCCGTCACTTGTCGCACGTAACATCCGACATGTCAACTCCGACATGGTAGCGACATTCTGTCACGCAAGTCAAGACTGAAATTGCCAATCTGTCGCACACGTGTTGCCATTGTGGCTAGCACCACGTGGGTCTACATCTCGCGATCCTCGCAGCAGCAGCACGCGGCCACCGCAAGCGCCACGGGAATGCGCGCGCGGTGCGGAGGCTGCGGCCCGTGCGCAGGAGTTTCAAGGCTGAGCTGCAGTATCGGGCCGGCCTGCTCCAGCTTGTAGCGCGTTGCCGAGAGTTGGTTGACGGCGCGCTGCCGGGACTGCAGGCGCACTGGCCACGACCTACCCCGGGCGATGCCGTCCGCGTCGCTGACGGAATCCCGGCGTCGCTGGCTGAAGAGATCAAGCGCGCGGCTGCGAAGCTGGGGAACCTCGACACGTGGGCCAAGCGCTTGGTCGGCATCTCAGTCGAGGCGAACCGGGACAGCGTTGACGAGCGACTGGTGCAGGTGATCCACCAGGCAATCGGCGTGGACGTGTCGCGGCTTCTGAGTGCGAACGGGCCGCTGCTGCAGTCGATGCGTGAGGCCACCGCCGACAACATCGCGCTCATCAAGTCCATCCCCGAGGAGTATTTCGATCGCGTGACCAACACGGTGACGGAGGGCTGGGTGAGTGGCGTGCGGTGGGAGTCGCTGGCAGAGCAGATCCAGCGTGACGGCGACATCACCGAGAACCGCGCGAAGCTCATCGCCCGCGACCAAACCGCGAAGATGAACTCGGCGTTCAACCAGGAACGCCAGCAGCAGGTTGGGATCGAGAAGTACGAATGGCAGACCAGCGGTGACGAGCGGGTGCGCGAGAGCCACGCGGAAGTTGACGGCAAGGAATTTCGCTGGGACGAAGCCGGGCCGGTCGCTGGAGTTGTAGCCGGTGAGCCGTGCTATCCCGGAGAAGACATCAACTGCCGGTGTGTTGCGGTTCCAGTGGTCGACATGGATGCGCTGGCTTTCGGCGCCCAGTCAGAAGAGGAGCGTGCAGCGTGAGCAATCCGAATCTCTACCGCGAGCTTGCGGCCAAGGGCAACGACAACGCGAAGGCCATCAACGACGAGCTGGGCGCGATGCCCGTCACAGAGATGGGCGAGGCTGACTCGGAAGAGCTGGAGCGAGCGCACGCGCTCAAACTGGGCGAGCTGAACGGGCGTGCGAAAGCGCACACCGAAGCCGGCCAGCACGACTTGGCCGCTGCGGTACATGAGGAGCGCGGGCGTTTGCACGAGGCGCGCGGAGAACACGCCATGGCGGCTAGCGCGTACAAGGATGCGCTTGCCTCGCACAGGGCGGGCGGTTGGGGCGCGCCTGCGCAGGCGGAGGCAGATCGCAAGTGAGCAATCGCTGCGCCGTTCGCGACGTCGTCACCTTCTCGCGGCGTGAGATCACGCCCGAGGGGTATCTCGTCGCGCCCGCGGTGCTCGGCCGTTGTGGGGTTCAGGTCTACACGCGCGCGGAGCTTGGTCTCGACGGTGATCCAAAGGCGCAGGTGCGCTTGATGCGCACGCCGGAGGAAGCGCTGCGCCCGGAAACCATCGCCAGTTTCGAGAACAAGCCGATCACGTATCGGCACCCCGAAACGGGCGTGGATGCGTCGAAGTGGGCGCAGGTGACGAAGGGGCACGTTCGCGACTGCGCGAAGCTCCCCGGAAATCTTCTGGGCGGCACCACGTGGGTCATGGACGGGGAGCAGGTTTCCCGTGTGGTGGCGGGGGACGCGCATCTCAGCTCCGGCTATGGCTTTGAGCTTGATTTGACTCCGGGAAAAGACGACGGCGGGCAGGCGTTCGACGGCTACCAGCGAAATATTCTCGGCGACCACCTGGCCATTCTGGACAGGGTGCTGGACTCGCCACGGGGCGGCCCCATCTGCCGCATCAGCGACAACGAAAGGAAGACCATGGCAATGAAGAAGCTAGCAGTGGATGGGCTGCCGCGGTTCGAAATCGACGAACTTGCGGCTGAGTCCATCGAAACCGCCTTCAAGGGGTTGACCGGAGAGCGCGACCAGGTGATCGCGGACTTCGCAACTCACGTGAAGGATTCCCGAGGACAACTCGCCGCGAAGGACG